AGCAAAAAAATCTGCGACTGCGTCAGCCGACCTCGGCGCACTTGATGCCTCGGCGACCACAAAAGTTGCAAAGACCGTCATCGCCACAGCCGACCTCGGCGCACTTGACGCATCAGCGACAACGAAGATTGCCAAGTCGGCGATCGCATCAGCCAATCTCGGCGGACTTGCTGCGACCGCTGACGCAACCGATACACCACCAGCACCGACACCAGAACCGACACCTGTCGGTGGAAGACAATACGCCGCACCGCGACGACCCAAGAAGATTGAACCGCTCCCAGTTGTCGAGATACCCGTCATCCAACCGAAACGACGGTACGCGGTCTGTTCAACAAGTCTTGGTGGCATGACCGCACAAGCCGAAGCGATGATCACATTCAGCATTCTTGACGATGATGCTGAAGTATTATTGTTGGTCTGATGCCTTACTTCATTACAGACAAGTCTCCAGATTGTTCTGGATGGGCAACCATCAAAGAAGATGGCGAAGTAATCGGATGCCACTCGACGAAACAAGATGCGATCGACCAGATGGTCGCGGTGTCTATCGCCGAGGACATGGAACCAGGTGGCGAGAGAAACGCTGATGCCGAAGAAGTTGTGATTGTTGATATTGATGGGACACTGATAGTTGGCGGTCAAGGTATTCAAAAGAATGTTGACTATGTCAACGAATTATTTGATGAGTATTACATCTACATTGTGACAGGCCGACCAGAGTCGGATGAGGAACAAACTTTGAAACAACTTGCCGATGCTGGTGTCAGATTCGATGACATCGAGTTCAACGAAGATATGTCAGTTTCTACCGTTGTTTACAAGAAAGAAAAAGCGCAAGAAATCTTGGATGAACATTCAGTCAAGTTGGCGATCGATAATGATGTTGCTGCTCGTCGCGCATATTCGGATCTCGGCATTCCGACCATGGATCCGAAAACCATTAAAGCGATGAGTATGCGCGCACCGGCACCACCGAAGGATCAGATCACAGGTAGCGACAAGAATCCTGCTGGGTCGGCGGCAGGTAAGCAAGGCGGGATAGAAATCAACGAGGCAACCGAGACGGCGTTGCGAAACAAAGTGACCGATCACAACGAGAAGATGGATGCAGAGAATCGTCCTGTTTGGACTCGTGTCACGCTCGGTGTGTTGAAGTCTGTGTATCGTCGCGGTGCTGGTGCATATTCGACTTCGCATCGTCCTGGTATTGGTCGTGCGCAATGGGCGATGGCTCGAGTGAATGCGTTCATGTATTTGAGTCGTGTTGGCCGTCCAGAGAATCCTGCCTACATCACGGACAATGATCTGTTGCATGTTGATCATCCGAAGTATTCGGCGGCTGACCGTGCGCTACCAGACAACTATCGTCCTGCGTTGTCGCCTGATGTTCCCGATGGTCGTGCTTGCGGGAACTGTTACTTCTACGACGAAACAAATGTCCAAGGAGAAGGAGACAACCTCAAGGCATATTGTGAGAAATGGGATGAGTATGTTGACGGCGGGTTCTATTGCAACGCATGGCAACCAGACGAAGACCCAGAAGAAATGGTTCGCCAGGTATCTCTTGAGATACCTGTCTACATTCGCAGCGCGGCAAGAAAAGGATTGGACTACTACGGTCAAGGTCTCGCGGGTGAAGGGCTGGTCGATAGAACCGTTCGTGAGGCACGAGACATGGCGAGAGGCGACATCACGGAAGACAAAGTGATCCGTGCTAACGCTTGGGCGCAACGCCATGTTGTGGATCTGGAAGCACCAAAGAACTCAAACGCGAGCAACGACCAGTTCCCTGGTGCTGGTGCTGTAGCACACTATCTGTGGGGCATCAATCCGTTGAACCCGCAACCGGCACGAGACTGGTTCGAACGCAAAGCGAACGCAATCAAAGACGAACGAGGATTGTTCAACTTCCATCGCGCTAAGAGTGAATACTTTGCTAACATTCCTGGCATGGAAGACAACAAAGTCGAGATGCGTCGCGTTAATGTCAACGAGTTTGAATTGCGCGCAGGTCCGACAGGCGACGGCATGTCGTTCACAGGTTACGCAGCGGTCTTCAACTCAGACTCCGAACCATTGCCGTTCATTGAGCGAATCGCACCAGGTGCATTCCGCAAATCGTTGAAAGGTCGCAACACGATCAAGATGTACATGAACCACGACTCTTCTATGTTGCTTGCTTCGACACGGTCTAAGACTTTGCGACTTGAAGAAGATTCAAAAGGTTTGCTCGTCAACGCCGATCTGCCAGACACAACCGTCGGCCGTGACCTAAGCGTTCTCATGCAACGCGGCGATGTTGACTCGATGTCGTTCGGCTTCTCGGTTCCTGCCGGTGGAGACAAATGGTCAGATGATGGCATGACCCGCGAACTACGCAATGTTCGTTTGCATGAAGTGTCGGTCGTGACAGGCTTCCCTGCCTACAAAGCCACATCGGCTTCGGTCCGTTCTCTTGACATGCTCGCAGAGCGCACAGGTGTTGACGCAGACAAGCTCGCCGAGGCGATCACGATGCTCGAATCTGGCAACACTTTGTCGGATGAGTCGGCTGATCTGTTGTCGAATGCGGTCAGCAAACTTCGTGCCGAACCAGCCAAAGTTCCTCACACGGTGAACTTGTTGGCGAAAAAACTTGAACTGTTGAAAAACATATAGACCATCGTCTATAGTTCAGTCTGTCGGTAAGCGTCCCGCTACGACTAGAGATTGGTCCGCGTCCCGCGCCATCGGAATACAACTTCCTGCGCACAACCAATCAACAACCAATTATGGAGAAATCATGAAACAATTTATCGAACAACAAATGGCACAACGCGCAACAGCGTGGGAAGCCGCAAAGAAGATTCTTGATGTTGCAGCCGCTGAGAAGCGTGACCTGTCAGCAGAAGAAACACAGTCATACGAGCGCATCACCAAAGAACTTGAGGATCGCCAAGCAACAATCGAGAAGCTCCGTGCCGATGAGGCTCGTGAACTTCGTTTGGATGCAGCAACACGCGAGTTCGCAGACCAGGTTCGTCCTGTCGCTGACGCACCACGCGGTGTTCGTTCAGATGCAGAAGTTATCCGCTCGATGGCAAAAGGCGAACTTCGTTCGTACTCGTTTGAAAAGCGTGATGTCGTAAAGACTTCGACTGGTTCACCAGTTCCAACATCGTTCTACGATCAGGTCATCATGCTTGCTCGTCATGTTGGTCCAATGCTCCAGACTTCAACAGTCTTGAACACAGCATCAGGCGAAAACCTTCAGATTCCATCGCTTGCTCAGTATTCAACTGCAGCAATCGTTGGTGAAGGCACAGCAATCAGCGAGTCGGATCCAATCTTCAACTCGTTCATCACTTTGGGCGCATACAAGTATTCGTTCCTCGTACAACTCTCAACAGAGTTGATCGAAGACAGCGGTGTTGACATCTTGTCATTCTTGGCAGAACAAGTCGGTAACGAACTTGGCTACCGAGTGAACGACGCTTTGACAACTGGCTCAGGCACGAACGCTCCAAAAGGTATCGTCACAGCATCAGCTGCTGGCGGAACCGGTTCGACAGGTGTTACGGGTGCTTTCACAGCAGACAACTTGATCAGCTTGGTCTACTCGGTAGACACAGCAGGTCGTCGTTTGGCTGGTTCAGGCTTCCAGATGAACGCTTCTTCAATCGCGAAGATGCGCTCGTTGAAGGACACAGCAGGCAACTATGTGTTCTCACCAGCACTCAACGCCGATGCACAAGACTTGCTCTTGGGCTACCCAGTGTTTGAGAACCCAGCAATGGCATCAACAGGAACAGCAGCGAAATCGGTAATCTTCGGACACCTTCCTTCGTACTATGTTCGTCAAGTTGGCGGCATCAAGTTGGATCGAAGCGATGACTACGCATTCAACGCGGGCTTAGTGACCTTCAGGGCCACCATGCGGGTTGACGGAAATCTTCCAGTCACTTCACATATCCGCCACTTTGTTGGTGGCGCATCCTGATAATCAGGAAGTAAAACCAATAAGACATGACAGTCCGCAAGGACTGTGACTAGGATTAAGCCTCGGCAAGGTCGTGCAGGACTTGCCGAGGCTTTCCTGTATCTGCACTAAACTTAGGAGGATCATGTGGGAAAAGGTAATCGTAAAAGGGCGACCAGTGGAGATGCCCGGATATTTAGCGGAGAGATTAATCCGAGCGGGCGCAGCGCATTACTTGGAAACATCCGAACTACCAATCCCGATCGACTCAGAATCCTTTGGTACAGCAATGCACCTTGGGCCGCAACAGGATACGGTCAGCAAACCGCGCAAGCCATCCAAAGGCTCGCGAAAGAAGGCCACCAAATAGCAGTCCACGCGATGTACGGACTTGCGGGTTCGGCATCGACTTGGAATGGTTTCAAAATGTATCCGCAAGGATTATCGGCATACTCCGACGATGTGCTTGTCGCGCACACAATGGAATGGGCGAACCAAGATCTATCCACGCCGACATTGATGATGACATTGTTTGATGTGTGGGTGTTGAAATCTGACTCTTTGAAAGATTGGAAGAACATCGCATCATGGGTTCCGATTGATCACCAGCCGACACCGCCAGAAGTGTTGAGATGGTGTGAGCGTGACAATGTGAAACCGATTGCGATGTCGAAGTTTGGTTCACGCATGTTGGGTGTTGCAGGTGTCGAGCATCTTTATGTTCCTCACGCAATCGAATCTGTGTTCAAGCCGACCGAGTCGGTGACTTTGGCGAATGGTACGAAGATGACTGGCCGTGAGTTCATGGGTTGGGAAGAAGACAGATTCGTTGTGTCTATGGTTGCGACGAATAAGGGTGCGCACCCTGCTCGTAAATCTTGGGCTGAAAACATTCTTGCTTTCTCGATCTTTGCTCAAGATCATCCTGATGCTGTGCTGTATCTCTACACAGAACCGATGGGTGCGATGGCTGGAATCAATCTGATTGCATTGCTTGATGCTTGCGGTGTTCCTCAAGATAAATACAAGATTGTCGATCAGTACGCCTACCGGCACGGCATGCCACAGAATCTGATGGCTGCGATGTACACAGCGACAGATGTTCTGCTCGCCTGCTCGATGGGAGAAGGGTTCGGGATTCCAGTCATCGAAGCACAAGCCTGCGGTTGCCGTGTGATTGTCTCAAACTTCACGGCGCAACCTGAGCTGGTTGGTGACGGTTGGACGGTTGAAGGTCAGCCTTGGTGGGATGCGGCACAGAACTCATGGTTCTTCACACCTTCGGTCCCTGAGATAGTTAATGCTCTCAGATTGGCCTATGACGCGCCTAGGAGCCGTTCTGAGGCGGGCATTACCCATGCCAAAGGGTATGAAGCCGACACCGTCTTTGAGCAGTATTGGAAGCCTGTGATGAAGGAGTTGTCCGCATGGTGCCGGTCGTAATCATCCCAGTTCTCAACCGATACGACCTACTTAAACGCTGCATAGATTCACTCGACTTCCCTGTCGACAAGATCATCATCATCGACAACGGAGGCAAAATTGAAGAAGATTGTTTGATGATGCCACGCCACAGTCGGCACGGCAAAACCTACATCATGGACATGCCAAGCAATCTCGGTGTCGCAACATCTTGGAATCTCGGTATCAAGATGACACCGTTCGCATCAGGTTGGATTCTGCTCAACTCGGACGCATGGTTCATGCCCAACAAACTTGAACAGTTCTGGGAACAGTGTTACCCGAACGAGATACATCTGACAGGTTCACCAGAATGGGCTTGCGCATGGATCGGATCCGAGGTCGTCAAAGATGTCGGTCTGTTCTGTGAAGCGTTCCATCCTGCATACTTCGAAGACAACGATTATGAGCGTCGCGCTGTGCGGCTCAATGTAAACATTCGCAAATCACAAGACATCATCATGCACGACAACTCGTCGACACTCTTGTCAGATGTTTCGTTACAAGGCAAGAACTCGAAAAGTTTCATGTCGAATCTTGAATTGTTCAATCTTCGCAACGCAAGACTTGACGCAGGTCAATGGGATCTTCAACGCCGCCTAGACCTGAGTTGGGATTGATGAAAGTCTTTGACGGCGTTCTATACAACGGCGAAGCCGACATGCTCGAATGCCGGCTGTGGGAATTGGCTGACACGGTTGATCTGTTTGTCATCATTGAAGGCGACAAGTCGTTCACTGGTTTGCCGAAAGTCCGTGAGAGCCGTGAACGGTTTGAACCGTGGGCAAACAAGATTCATTGGGTTGACTTCACGACACCTGTCAATCCTGACCCGTGGATAGTTGAGAAGACGACACGCAACTATCTGTTTCATACCTTCAATCAGTTGGCAGTTCAGGATGGTGATGTGGTGACTGTTTGTGATGTCGATGAGATCTGGTCGCCTTCAATGCTTGAACGATTTTGTCATGGTTGGCATTCGGTGATGATGCGTCATCTTGTGTTCAGTGTCCATTGGGAAGCACCGATGGAGTTGACTTGTGTCGGTGGTCCCTGGGGTCAGCGCACCAGCACCGCCAACAAGATGCGCCAAGTTGATCGCTATACGATGCCCAACTTGGTTGGTGGTTGGCATCTTGGGTGGATGGGTGGAGTGGATCGGTGTGTGAATAAGTTGCGACAGTTCAGTCATCAGGAGTTGAATGTTGGTGACATTGAATTGAAGATGCGTGACTATTTGCGTGACGGCGTGTTCGTGAATGGTAATAAGTTGAATGAAGTTGATGTTGCTGCGGATTGGCCGAAGTGGGTTGTTGCCGGTAAACATCCTGACAGTTGGCGGTTTCGGCGGTGAAGCCGTATGTGATTTGGTCGCCTGAATATCGGCGTGTCTCAGGTGGGATTCGAGTGCTTTATCTGCTCGGCAAATTATTGCGTGACCGCGGATTGCAAGCAGAGATGAAAATGACTCACGGTCCGTTCGTTGACAATCCTTGGTCGGTGCCTGAATGTGTTGAGATTCCCGATGATGCAATTCATGTCTATCCTGAGATCGTTCAAGGTAATCCTTCGGGTTCGAGTCGTGTCGTTTGGTGGTTATTGAATCATGAGGCGAAGGATGGGTTGCAGTTTGTTTGGCATCCAAACATCAACAAAAGTCCTGTGCTGAATGTGCCTTATTTGGAACCTGACATCTTCCATCCTGGTGACGGTGAGCGGTCTGGTGTGTTGGTTTGGATCGGCAAAGGTCAGATCGGTCATGTCCCTGATGGCGCAAAGTTGATCACTCATACTTGGCCGTCTACACGCAAAGAACTTGCCGATGAGTTGCGGTCGGCTAAATATCTGATCTCGTTCGATGCATATACTGCGCTGGTCCATGAAGCAACTTTGTGCGGCTGTCCAGTTGTCATCATCGAAAACAATGGCTGGGATCTGTCGCATCTGACTGCTGGACCAATGAAGATATTTGGTGCCGTGAACTGTGCATCAAAAGTTGATGAAGCGAAAGCCGAAGTCAGCAAGTCGTATCAGGCTTACCTTGACTACTTCCCGACTATGGCCGAGCAACTAGATTTGTTCATCGAACAAACACAGACGCTCTGAAGTAGGATAAAGGAACTATGACCATCACTAACGGTTATGCCACACGCAACCAGATCAAGGCTGCTCTTCGTATCGGCACAGCCGACACTCAAGACGACGAACTAATAGACAACTGCGCTGGTGCAGCCAGTCGACTGATTGATGGTTATGCGAACAGACAGTTCTGGGCTTACGGTTCAGCAACGACACGAGTGTTCACTGCAGGTGACGAATATGTATGCGAGATTGACGACATCTCTTCGACATCATTGACTCTCAGAACTTCAACACTTGCTGACGGCGTATTCGATGTGACATGGACAACCAGTGACTATCAGTTAGAGCCAACCAACGGAATCTTGGACGGACTCACAGTTCCATACACACGCATCCGTGCAGTCGGCGACTATCTATTCCCAACCTTGAACGCAAACTACGGCTCGGAAGCATTGGTGCAACTGACCGCAGTTTACGGTTGGCCGTCTGTGCCTGAGCCGATCACACAAGCGGTGATCATTCAGGCGTCAAGAATCTTCAAGCGTTACGATTCACCGCTCGGCGTTGCCGGCTTCGGAGACTTGGGTGCGATACGAGTGACACGCGCACTCGATCCAGATGTCGCACAACTCGTCGAGCCTTATCGCCGAATGCGGATGTTCGCATGACCGCAACAGTCACCGAACTCAAAACAGGACTACAAACCCGTCTTGCAACAATCACAAACCTTCGTGCATTCGCACAACAACCCGACCAAGTAAATCCTTCGCTTGGCGGTATCGCATGGCCGACCTTAGAGTCGATCACCTATCACGGTGCGATGCGGGCAGGTCTGGTCACACATGTATTCACGGTCAGTGTGATCGTCGGCCGTGCAGCTGAACGCACAGCACAAAACCTGATGGACAGTTACCTGTCTTATGACAACGGGATTCGCGCAGCAATCGAAGCCGACCCGACACTCGGCGGATATGCACAGACCTTGATCGTTGAAGAAGCCAGCAATATCTCAACCGTGGACGCCAACGACACGACCTATCTGACGGTCGACTTCCGTGTCGTGGTGTATGCTTAGGCTATGGCAAAGTACCAGGTGGTCGAAGGCTTCACCGTTCTAGACAAACAATATCCAGCCACTATTGATGGCGAAGATGTTGATCATCTAGACTCTCTACTGCAATCGGGTCGCATTGTTCCGGTAGCGGATAAATCAACCTCGAAAGCCGACAAGGCAGGAGATAAATAATCATGGCAAAGTTAGTTCTCACAAACACTTCAGTCACACTCAACGGCACAAACATCTCAGACAGTGTCGCCGCTGTAACAATCAGCACTTCGGCAGCAGAGGTACCAACAACTTCGTTCGGCTCTGGTGGCGCAGTAACTCGCGTGTCAGGTTTGATCGACAACTCTGTGACACTCTCGTTGCACAACGACTACAACGCCATTGACGGACTCATCATGCCATTGATCGGCTCGACTGCTGTCACGATGGTTGTCAAAGCAGGAACAGCCGCAGTCAGCACCGCAAACCCTTCCTACACCTTCTCAGTTCTTTGCACAGAGTTCACACCAGTGAACGGCGCAGTGGGCGAGTTGAACACAGCCGATGTAACTTGGCCAATCAGTGGAACAATTACCAAGGCAACTGCTTAATTCTTAACAAAACAATCAGGAGGTAAGAATGAAAATCAATCTAGAAGTCACCGCACTCGATGGTGGCGTCAGCAAATGCACGGCACAGTTCGCAGACTTCATCGCCTTCGAAGGCGAAAAGAATCGTTCTGTCGCAAACTTCCAAACAGAACTACGCCTCACCGATCTTGCCTGGTTGGCGTGGCATGCAGAGAAGCGCACGAAGAAGACCGCGTTGAAGTTCGAGGAATGGATTGAGACAGTTGACAGTGTGGAGGTTGGAACCGATTCTGCGGTGATCGTCCCTTTGGAGAATCATCAGCCCACTGGCTGATCGCATACCTCGCTTGCGAGACACACATCGCACCATCGGTGCTACTACAAGAATCACCTAGAATGCTTTATACGATGCTCGGCTATCTGCGCTGGAAGAGCGTCAAAATGAATCCACCGCAAAGGATCAAGTGATGGCATTCTCAGCATTCCCAAATATGCCAGGTGATACAGGTGGGACTCTCGGTCGTGCCGGCACCGCAGCAGTTGCAGGCAACACAGTAGTAGTCAAAGACTTGTTTGAAACTTTACGCAAGTTCTCGAAGGCTTCTCCGCAGTTCAACAAAGAGATGCGCAAAGTTGCCTACACGGTGGCAAGAGACTTGGAATCAAAAGTGAAACTTGAAGCGACCACGGTCAGTCGAGCCAGTCAGGCGATACAGGTCGCGAAAGGTTTGCGGGCAAGCAATGACCGTATCCCGACAATCAAGTTGCGTGGCAAAGAATCGTTCGTGTCAAAGTCTCGTCCGAATAGTAAACGCAAAACTAAGGTGACTCGTGCCGATGTGTTCTTCGGTGCGGAGTTCGGTGGCGGTGCCAGACCAACCACGAAACAGTTCTTGAGACATCGAGGACAGTCGGGTTATTTCTTCTGGCCTACGGTACGCAAGCGCAAGAATGCCATCGCCAAGGAATACCTGGATGGCATGGACCGTGTGGTCAAAGAACTGGGTATCGGCTGATACTTGCATTCGGCTCAGGATTCGCTATCCTGAACCTAGGAGGTTCTGCACAATGTTTGAAGTCGTCGGGTTCCCATCAGTCAAATCCATCTACCCAAAGACCATCGCTACATCTTGGATGGACTTTGCAGCGATGCTTGGCAATCATCAAGAACGAGCAAACAAGTCTGACGGTTCGCTGTACTCGCCAGTCACTTATCGTGAACATACAACTCGTGGCAACCGCAATGTGCAACACATCTGGGCGTTGGTCGCCGACCTTGACGGCGAAGCATTCGAGCAGGCTGATCTCGGATCGTATATACATTTTGCCTACACAACCTGGTCACATCGCGAAGACAATCCTCACTGGCATATCGTTGTCCCATTCGAGCAGGCTGTGCCGGTACAGAATTGGGAAGAAGTTTGGTATGAGACACATGAGCGTCTTCGTCTCAAAGGCGATCCAGCGACCAAAGACCCAGCGCGTATCTTCTACTTGCCACAGCATGAAGCTGGTCAACCATTCCGCACACATCATTCAGGTTGGCGATTCCTTGACCCGACCATCACCGATATCGCTGCACCGACACGCACATTCTCTACACCAAACATTCGCACTACTCGTCAGCCGCGTCGAGGTAATCCGATGCGCTGTGTTCTTGATCCGAAATGGTGGGATGCGCCAGTCGACTTATCAAAATATGATGGCATGACCCAGCAAGAGATTCATAAGGACATGCAACGCGAGTGGTTTGAACTGCGTAAACGGATGCTCGCTAACTGAGTAGAATTGCGTTCACCATGGCAGGTGAGCGCACATTCGTTGTAAAGATTCTCGGCAATGCCGACGGTGCTATTACGGCGTTCAAGAACCTTGCCCGCGAAGGACAACAATCCATTGAGAAGGTTCAATCCATCGGTGCCGGACTTGGCAAAGCATTCGACTTTGTTAAGAAGGGTGCGTTCGTTGCGCTCGGTGCATTGACCGCGGTTGGTGGTGCGGCGGCAGCTGCGGTCGCAGCGGCGGCAGCCGACGAGAAGTCGCAGAAGAGTCTTGAAGCACAGTTGATTCGTTCTACTGCGGCAACAACAGCACAAGTCCAAGCAACCGAAGCATTCATTCAACAGGCAATGATGGCGACAGGTATCGCCGATGACGAACTTCGTCCAGCGTTCGGCAATCTTGCCCGCGCCACAGGCGATCTAGAAAAATCTCAGCGTCTGTTTGCGCTCAGTCTCGACATCAGCGCAAGTACCGGCCGCGATTTAGAGGCTGTCACATTAGGTTTGGGCCGTGCGGCAACGGGCAACATTGGCGCACTTACAAGACTCGGAATCCCGCTCGATGAGAACACTAAGAAGAGCAAAGACTTCGGTGCTGCACTCGTAACTTTAGAGAAACAATTTGGTGGTGCATCAGCAGTCGCAGCAGACACATTCTCTGGACGAGTAAAGATATTGAAGACATCGCTCGGCGAAGTCGTTGAAGAGATCGGCTATCAACTTCTGCCGATCGCCGAAAAATTGGTTGGATTCTTACAAAAGAATCTGGTTCCCGCATTGCAGGCTGCGGTCAGAGGTTTCAAAGATGAAGGCATAAGCGGCGCAATCAAATACTTTGCCGCCGCATTCGGTCAAACCTCAATCAGTGTCCTCAATTCGATTGAAGGCATGATCCTCGGATTCGTCAAGTTTGAACAAAAGATCGTTGACACCTTCAAAATTGGTTTCGCTGTCATTGACTTCTTCCGAGCATTCACAAGTGCGGTCACAGGCGGAGACGGAATCATCACAGTCGAACAGATGCTTATCAACCGAACAGAGAATGTAAGCAAAACATTTGATGATTTACGCGCATCAGTTCTAAACACTCGAATCGCGTTAAACCTGCAAGGCAACACCTTGTCAAAGTTCATTGATCAGACCGACAAAATTGGTAGCAAAGTATTACCGAAAGTCAAAGAATCAACAGATGAATGGAATACTTCGCTTGATGATTTGAAGACGAAGGCTACTGGTGCGGCGAAAACTGTTGAAACTTTCAAACAAAAGTTTGAAAAGTACACGAGCGCGTTGAAGTCGTCGACATCTGCACAAAAGGCGTTCACGAATGCGCAGAATGCGTCAACCAAAGCGCAACTTGGTTTGGATCAGGCAAACACCGATCTTGCCACGGCACAAGAAAACTTTAATCGTGCGGTCGCTGGATATGGTGCCGATTCTGCTGAAGCGAAAGCTGCTCAGCGTGAACTAGCCAAAGCTCAACGCAATGTTGCGCAGGCTGGATTCAGTGTTGAAGAAGCCGTATTTGCGGTTCGTGACGCTGAACTGAAACTTGCCGAACTTCGAGCCGACCCGACAACAAGTCCGCAAGCAATCCGTCAAGCAGAGATTGATCTTGCTCAAGCAAAGTTGGCTGTTGCTGATGCGAGTGATGCCGAATATGAAGCAACGAACGGTTTGGAAAAGGCTCAACTTGCATTGAACGAAGCGGTAAGTGGTGCGATTACAGGCTCGGCGACATACAACCAGTTCTTGGAAGCGTTGAATAATGCTAAAGAACGGCAAGAATCTGCATCAGAGGCTTTGACAAGTGCGCTCGAGCGAGAGACTGAGGCGTACACAAATCTGGCTGAGGCGATAGCAAAGGTTGCTGAGGCGGCTCGTACTATGCCGAACGCGAATCTTGCCATCCCAACCTTGCCGACTGTACCGACACCGACCGCAACGACTGGTGGCGGTGGTAGCACGACTGGTGGTGGCACAACAGTAGTCAATGTCAATACAGGTATCGGCACGAACGGCATCGAGGCTGGTCGGCAGATTGTGGAAGTGTTGCAACAGTATTCGCGTATCGCTGGTGGCAACTTCCTTGAGTTCGCGGTTGCGTAATCATGCCAAAGACATTGAAGTGGGGACAGGCATACTCGGTTCTTCTGGATGTTGGTGCTGTCGCTGACGCATTCATACTCGACTCATCAACACTTAACGGCACAGACACACTCGATGGCACAACCGACTTCGTGGATGCGACCGAGTATGTGTTGGCGGTCGCGGTGCAGCGTGGCCGAGGAAGCCAAACCGATCAATTCCAACCTGGCACCTGTCGCATCTTGGCTGATGACCGTGCATCAGGCCGACTGTTTGACCCAGCGAACACCGCATCAACCTGGTATGAAGGAGACTTCGACCTAGCACCGAGACGGGCTGTGAAGGTTCTTGCCGGCACAGCCGAACTGTTTGTCGGTGCGATCACCGATCTTGACATCTCTTATGAGATGCCGAACCTGTCGTTCGCTTCGATTGTGGCTGCGGACGGATTGTATGAACTGTCACGCACAGCATTGACCGCATTCACACCATCATCGCAACTCACTTCGGCACGAGTGTCGGCGATTCTTGACCGCACCGAAGTTGCCTACTCGACCGCGCTACGAGATATCTCGACAGGTGTTGCGACCTGTGGCACGGTCGCTTATACCGATAACACGAACACGCTCACAGCGTTGCAGTCAGTTGCTGTCGCGGAGGACGGTAGATTATTCGCGGATCGACGAAACAAAATAACCTTCGACCCGCGCATAGATTTTACCTTCTCAACCGCAATCGCATCATTCGGTGGCACCGCCACCAACAACATTCCGATCCTGTCAATCGGTGTCGCATACGGTCAAGAAACACTATTCAACCGAGTTCAAATAGATGTCGACGGTGGCACAGCCGCACAAGTCGTCTCCGATGCCACAAGTCAAACGAAGTACGGTGTGCAAACATTGTCGTTCTCGCAAGTGCCGTTGGATACTTTGACGGCAGGCTCAGCCTTGGCACAGAACCTGTTAGACAAATACAAAGATCCAAAGATTCGCTTCAACGAGATTTCGACCAGCTTGAACGCTTGCGGTTCGGCACTCTGGCCAACCGTACTAACACTCGATGTCGGCGACCTGATATCAGTCACCAAAACCTACACAACCGGATTACCGCTAACCCGCACCGAAACCGTCTACATCGAATCCGTCGCACACGACATCACACCATCCGATCATCGGATAAGATTTGGTCTAGGTCAGGCACAACTCTTGACCGCATTCATACTTGACAGCGACACTCTTGACGATGTCGATGTTGGACTAGGATAGGAGAATTATGACAGCTCGCCAATCGTTTTCTAGTGGACAGACATTCACTGCGGCGCAGGCTAACGCACTCGCCGAAGCAAATCTCGCAGTGAACGCGCAAGGCACAGCAACTTCATATACGCTCGCACTTACCGACGCTGGCAAACTGATTACATTCACAGGTGCTGCAGCAACGGTAACTATTCCACTTAACTCTTCAGTCGCTCTTGCTGTTGGTGATCAAATAAATATCGCACAATTAGGCACCGCACAAGTCACAATCGGAACCGCATCAGGTGTCACACTTGTATCCGCTGGTTCCAAAACTAAAACGAATGGTCAATACGCAGTCATCACTGTTGTGCAATATACCGCGAACAGTTGGTTGCTTCTCGGCAACACCTCAACCTGAGCCATGCAAGTACTTGCAGGAGTTGGCGCAGCAACACCACCGTTGGTTGTTGATTATCTTGTGGTTGCTGGTGGTGGTGGCGGTGGTGGTAATACTTCGCCAGGTTATGAATGTGCGGGCGGTGGTGCTGGTGGTTTGCGTTGCACAGTTACAGCAACAGGCGGTGGCGGTTCTTTAGAGAGTGCATTGACACTAACTGTCAACACAAATTACACGGTCACGGTTGGTGGCGGTGGTGCAGGTGCTAATAATGCGCAAGGTGCTAACGGTTCAAACTCAGTTTTCAACACAATCACTTCGACAGGTGGCGGTGGTGGCGGTGGCGGTAATGGCATAAGCGGTCAAACAGGCGGCAGCGGCGGCGGCAGGTCACAAGGTAGCGCAGCTGCCGGTTCAGGTACAGCAAATCAAGGTTATGCAGGTGGTGCGCAGGGCGGTTTTCTTGGCGGTAATGGTGGCGGTGGTGCAGGTGCTATTGGTGGCTCGAATGGTGATAATGGCGGTCCTGGTGGTGCGGGTGTTTCAACTTTGATAACGGGTTCTAGTGTGCCTTATGGTGGTGGCGGTGGCGGTAAAACACATGTGAACGGAACTGCGCCAAGCGCAGCATTGGGTGGCACAGGCGGTGGTGGCAATGGTGCATATAAAAGCACTACCGCACCAACAGCAGGCACGGCAAATACGGGCGGTGGCGGCGGTGGCGGTGGCGCAAATGTGTTCAACGGTGCTGCAGGCGGTAGTGGTGTCGTGATCCTTAGATATCCAGCCGACTATACAATCAGCAACCCTGGTGGCGGTTTGACATTATCAACTTCAACAAGCGGCACAAATAAAATCACTACAGTTACCGCAGGCACAGGCAATGTGAGTTGGGCATAATGGCACACTACGCATTTCTTGATGGGAACAATGTTGTAACTGAAGTCATTGTAGGCATTGATGAAAATGAACTCATCGAAGGTTTAGCACCTGAAATGTGGTACAGCAATTTTCGTCAACAGCAATGTATTCGCACTTCTTTTAATGGCACTATCCGCAAACAATATGCAGGCATCGGCTATACCTACGACCTTGTGAACGATGTGTTCATTTGTCCACAACCCTACCCATCGTGGACTTTAGATAAAAACTTTGATTGGCAACCGCCAACACCAATGCCATTAGATGCCTCTGTTGAGAACCCATATAGGTGGAGTGAAGAAGATCTTGAGTGGGTCGCCATCTAACTAGGTGGCTGATTCCGTTACCTGCGATCGTTCTGTCGTTCTGGCCGACAATCGTTCGCGCCGAAGCACAGCCAGGTTTGCAAACCACTTACTACACGATTGACGCAATCCCGCCGATCCAGTCGACTACCGAATATCCGGTGTGCGGATCAGAGATTGAAAACAACATCAATCGTTCCTATGACGGTGAACCATTCGAGGACTGCACCTACGACCTGTTCATGGTTTACATGACAGGCTTCATCAAGATACCTGCACATGAAACTATTGAGTTCATGGTTGCTTCGGATGATGGCGGTGAGATAACTATTGGCGGCAATACCTTCGGCGTCTGGTACGACCAAGGCTGCACATGGACAATGTCAAACGAATTACAACTAGACGCGGGCAGTCAGCCACTCGAATTGTGGATGTATGAGAACGGTGGTGGTACCTGCGTGATGCTCGCGTGGAACATTGACAACGCTGGATGGGAGATCGTGCCGGATTCGGCATTCACTCAACAAGCGGTTGCTTCGACTACCTCGTCAACCAGTACATCAACCACAACAACCACACCAACCACATCGACGACAGTTGCAGAATCAACAACCACGAGTTCAACTTCTTTTTCCACGACTTCGACATCTACAACACTCCCTCCCACAACAACGACCACAACCACAGAACCAGTTCAGACAAGCACAACCACATCAACGACAAGTACCACGACAACGACGACCACAACTGTCGCACCAGCTCCGACAACAACGCAAGCACCTTACACGCCTCCTCAAACTACGACAACTAGCGAACCAGTCGCGTCAACAACTTCAAGTACAACGACCACCACTTCTTTACCTGAACCCGAAACCATATTTGAAGAAACATCGACTACAACCTATCTGTCCGATCCTGATCCCATTGTTCCTGAATCTTCTTCAACTCTTCCCGTCGAAACAACGCCGCAAACAACACAGCCGTTGCCAGAAACAAGTACGCCACAAACAACAGAAGTAGAAGTAGAGAGTTCATCTAGCACAACGCTACCCGAACCAAATCAACCAATTAGTGATGAGAAGGTCGCAGAGATTCTGACCGAACTGAAAGATGCGGCACCGGCACAAATAGTCGCAGCCATTGAGCAAGTTCTTGCAAGCAACATCACGACCGATCAAGCAGTCAGTATCGCTTCGAGTCCAGAGGTGTTGGCGGCGATAACCGAACAGCAAGCCGAAGCGATATTTGAGCAGATCATCGTGGAAGAACTGTCAGTTGAGCAAGCCGACGAACTGGTCGCGGTCTTAAACGAAGCACCAACAAAAGTCAAGAAAGCATTCCAAGAAACAATCAATGTGTTCACGGGCTTGTTTGATTCGTTCCAGATGGTCGGCCAAACCATTCCTGTTGGTGAGCGTAGAACTTTGGTCGCCGTATCAAATACACTTGTGGCAGTAGGAGCAAGCCTGCGCAGAAGAGAAACCAAGTGATATCCAAACTTCGAGACGAACTGTTTGCCTTAGGGTTTACCCTTGGCGCATCCGCAATCACCATAATGACCCTGTCAGGCACAGTCCAGAACTGGGCGTTGTTCTTCACATTCTTGTCGCTCGCACTACACTTGGCAGGAGTATTAACGAAGGACGGAGAAGATCATGGTGCCAGAAGTGAAGATTAAACAGAACCCAACAATCGCAAAGTTCCTTGACCTTGGTCAAAGACTTCTTTCATTGTTTCTTGCCAACGCGCTACCAGCAATCACCACAGGTGCCGTCATCGGTATCTCGGTTGGTAAGGCTGCGATCATGGCTGGTGCGATGGCTGTCATCAAAGTTGTTTCGGTTCTCGCCGAAGCATCAGTCGACGGCGAACTGACATCCGAAGAAATCAAACAAGCATTCTCCGGAGCGAAAAAGAAGTGAACGCCAAGAACTGGCCGATCGTCAAAGTAACTTTGCCGGCAGATCTCAAAGGTGTGAAGCCTGGTGAGGTGCCTGCGCATTTGTTGCGCGACATTCAACCTGAAGGCAAACTTCATTGGCGGGCAGCCGACGCATATCATGCGATGCGAGCCAAAGCACTCGCCGACAACATCAAACCATTCAAACCAACATCGGCAGGCGACACCTATCGTTCGCTCGCACAACAAACCACGGTGTTCTTACAGAGATATCAGAAGCAACCGATTGAAGGCGCATCGACTCGTACTTGGGAAGGTGTGAAGTGGTACAAGAAGTCACCGACATTAGCATCACTCGCCGCACCTGGCACATCGATGCACAATCTCGGCATCGCAGTCGACATCTGGTCGGCAAGCGGGCCACGCTTCGAATGGATGCTCGCCAACGCACTTGACTTCGGCTTCTCATGGGAAGTCGTACCAGAAGAACCATGGCACCTTCGCTACACCGCAGGCGACAATGTGCCACCAGCCGTACAAGCATGGCTTGATAGCAAGAAGGTCGTGTGACATGGACGCAGGCTACGCAACAGTTCTCGCCGCAGCAGTAGCAACCTTCGGCGGAATCATCATCGCCTTGATGCAACTCAAAGGATTCCGCGACGAAAACCGAGCCGACCACGCAGTCGTACAAAAACGACTAGACAACCTAATCGACATGGTCGGCAAACAAGGCGCGAAACTAACCAGTCACCTCGACTGGCATCTAACCAAGGAGCCAAGCGGAAGTCTGACAAAGACTAAGCAGGTTGCGACACGCAAGAAGAAGTGACGGTCGTACTCGTCACCTGGCACGATGCGCACAGCGGTGCAGAATCGTGGATCAACATCAAAGACCTCGACACCGACCCAGCCGAAGTTGAATCAGT